CCAGACCGATATATGCAACTACAAGATGAGATTATAGCTGCATACTCTGAGGGTCGAGTTAAATAACTTAATCATTTAGGAGATTCAAAATGCCTTTGGGTACTAATAACGTAACCGTAACAACAGCCGCCAAGTTTATTCCTGAGATTTGGAGTGACGAGATCGTTGCTGCATACAAGAAGAACCTGGTTCTCGCTAACGTCATCAACAAGATGAACTTCCGTGGTAAGAAGGGTGACACTGTTCACGTCCCGAAACCCACCCGTGGTACTGCTTCTGCTAAAGTTGCTTCTTCTCAGGTTACCCTGATTGCTGCGACTGAAGACGAGGTAGTAATCAACATCGATAAGCACTTCGAGTACAGCCGTTTGATCGAAGATATCGTCTCTGTACAGGCCCTTGCCTCGTTACGCCGTTTCTACACGGATGACGCTGGCTACGCTCTTGGCGTACAGACCGATTCAGACATCTGGACACTCTTCAAGTCTATCGGTAACGGTAACGGTTCTTCCTACCAGAACTCTGGTGTCTATGAGTTTAGCTCCACCACGGCTGTTGCATACAACGGCTCTGTTGGTTCTGCATTCAATGACGCTGGCTTCCGTAAGGGAATTCAGATCCTTGACGATGCTGATGTACCGATGGATGGTCGTTCCTTTGTCATCCCGCCTGTTCTGCGTAACGATTTGATGGGTACTGCACGTTACACCGAGCAAGCCTTCACGGGTGAGACTGGTGCAGCTAACACGATCCGTAATGGTCGCGTTGGTAACCTCTACGGTATCGAAGTCTATATCAGTTCCAATGCTCCTTCTCTGGAGTCTGGTGCTGCTCGTTTGGCTGGTCTGTTCCATCGTGATGCATTCACGTTGGTTGAGCAACTTGGTGTTCGCTCACAGACTCAGTACAAGCAAGAGTGGCTTGCTGATCTGTTAACTGCTGATACTCTGTACGGTGTTAAGACTATCCGTACCGATGCTGCAGTTGGCTTTGTTGTTCCTGCCTAATAGCTTTTAGCTAGTGGCTCTCCTCAGCCTCACAAGGGCTGGGGAGTTTTCTTAAGCAGATACTGTCTGTTTAAGCAAACTAACGGAGAATAAACCTTGGCTATTTATCGTGGTCCTGGTGGTCCAGGCGATGCAACAGCAGATGCAGCCAACGCCGCTGCACTAGCACTACAGTATGCTACTCTGGCTGCTAACAGGGCTGCTGACGCTGCTGATAGTGCTGATGCCGCTGAGAATGACTCTACTGGTGCTATTGCCGCTGCTGCGTCTGCAAGTGCTTCTGCCGCTGCTGCACTAGCTGCTAAGATTGCAGCAGAGACTGCAGAGACTAATGCAGAAACCGCTGAGGCTGTTGCACAAGCTGCCTCTACAGCTTCTATTAACTTAGCAAATGGTTTTAATGTATCTGCAACTACATTAAGTCCCGGCTCTTCAGCCACTGCTGCATTCAATAACACTACCTATGAACTGTCTCTAGGACTTCCAAGAGGCGATACAGGGGCCACAGGAGCCACAGGAGCTACTGGCGCAACTGGTGCTACAGGCGCAGCAGGACCAGCTAACACGCTCTCTATTGGTACTGTTACTACTGGCGCTGCAGGCTCTAGTGCCAATGCTACAATCACTGGTACTTCTCCTAGCCAGACACTGAACCTAACTATCCCTCGTGGTGATACTGGGGCTACAGGTGCGACAGGCGCTACAGGTGCAACAGGTTCTGCAGGGGCTGCTGCTACAATTGCTGTAGGAACAGTCTCAACAGGTGCTCCAGGTTCCTCAGCAACGATTACTAATTCAGGTACTAGCTCTGCTGCTGTATTTGACTTCAGTATCCCAGAAGGACAGACTGGTGCTACAGGAGCAACTGGGGCAACTGGCGCTGCTGGAGCCGCTGCAACGATTGCAGTAGGTACTACAACTACTGGCTCCCCAGGCTCTAGTGCAACTGTAACAAACTCTGGGACTAGCTCTGCAGCAGTGTTTGACTTTACTATTCCTGCTGGTCAGGGAGTACCTACTGGTGGTACAATCAATCAAGTATTACAAAAGAATAGTTCTACTAACTATGATACTTCTTGGGTAACTCTTTCAACTGGTACATCAGTAAATATTTCTAATGATACCAGCACAGCATCTGACTTATATCCTACATTCTTAAGCGCAACCACAGGCACTGCATCAACGATCTATACAGGCAATGCCAAGCTACTTTACAAGCCTTCAACAGGCGAGTTTAAGTCTGAGGTTCCAGTAGCACAGAATGGTATATTTGTACATTCACAGACTATCGACTCTAGTTATACAATTCCTACTGGTTTTAATGGTATGAGTATTGGTCCAATAACTGTTGCATCTGGAACAACAATTACAACAGATTCTGGGGCTAACTGGTTAGTCAGTCCTTTAGGTGGTAACTTAACAACAGGTAAAGCGATAGCTATGGCTATTGTATTCGGAGGCTAATATGGCAGCACCTAATATCGTAAACGTAACAACCATTACTGGTAGAACAGTCGGAGCAGCGCTAACGACTAGCAGCGCTGACATTGTAACTAACTCTGCCGCAAGCGGTAAAGTTTTTAAGGTAAATGCAATACTTGTATCCAATGTGGATGGCGTAAATAATGCCGATGTGACTGTTGGGTTTTACAATGCCGACAACACGACAACATACAAGATTGCACACACCATTACAGTACCAGCCGATGCAACACTTGATGTGTTGAGCAAAGCCATTTACCTAGAAGAAGGCGACAAGATTACAGCATTGGCTTCTGCTAATAGTGACTTAGAAATTGTTGTGTCATACGAGGAGATCTCGTAATGCCTCATCCAAGCCAATCTTCTGCGGACGGTATTTGGAAACTCAACGAAATCCGTAACGCACTACGAGGCAATGAATGGCCTGTTCAAGCATATACCGTTGAGTATCTTGTTTTAGCTGGTGGCGGTGGTGGTGGTGCTGGGCACGGCGGTGGAGGAGGTGCTGGTGGTTATTTATCTTCTACAACTAACATTGTTCCATCAACAAGTTACACAATAACTGTTGGTGCTGGTGGTTCTGGAGGGGTTTATCAATCTGCCGTTGGTACTAACGGGGCAAACTCTTCTGCTTTTGGAGTAACAGCAATTGGTGGTGGATTTGGTGGTGGGCAAGATATGCCATCAACTGGCAATAAAGACGGAAATTCTGGTGGGTCTGGTGGAGGAGGTGGTAATACAACAGCGGGCTCAGGGGCTGGTGGGGCAGCTACGACAGGACAAGGCTTTGCAGGTGGTACTGGATCTGGTGGATCAACTTGGGCTGCTGCTGGAGGTGGTGGTGCTACTGCCGTAGGTCAAAACAACCCGTCTGTTGATATTGGTGGGAATGGTGGCGCTGGAATAGATTGGCAATCGCTTGGAACTTCTTATGGCGGTGGAGGAGGCGGCGGTGGTGGCTCAACAGGCCCTGCTGGTACTGGTGGAACAGGTGGTGGCGGTAATGGAACCATCCTAAGCGGTGGAGCAGGAGGTGCCGGAACCGCAAACAGAGGCGGCGGCGGCGGCGGGGCAAGAGCTGCTGGTGGTGGTGCGGGAGGGTCTGGAATTGTAATTATTCGATACTCTGGATCTCAACGTGGATCAGGGGGCACAGTAACTTCTAGCGGTGGTTACACCTATCATACGTTTACAACTTCAGGGACATACACAGGATGAGCCACTTTGCAAAAGTTTGTGATGGCATCGTGACGCAAGTGATTGTTGCGGAGCCTGACTTCTTTAATACATTTGTTGATTCCTCTCCGGGTGAGTGGATTCAGACATCTTATAACACTTCTGGCGGTCAGCACCCAGAAGGCCGTCCCTTGCGTAAGAACTATGCTGGCATCGGTTACACCTACGACTCTGTACGAGATGCGTTCATACCACCAAAGCCTTATGCCTCATGGTTGCTTAACGAAGATACTTGTTTGTGGGATGCACCAGTTGCCTACCCAACAGATGGTAAGATGTATAACTGGAATGAAGATCAACAGAATTGGATAGAGGTATAAACTATGGCTATTGCACTTAATGGTGGATCAACTAACTTTATATCCACAATATCGGCTTCACCATCGGCTAACCGTACTGTTACAGTGCCTGATGCTACCTTTACAGTAGCTGGATCAGACGCTGCACAGACCTTCACAGCAGCTCAGAACTTTAACTCTGGCAACCTTAAACTCAATGGTTCCAGCAGCGGAACGTCTACGCTTAATGCTGCCGCTGTTGCAGGCACTACAACCATTACCCTACCGGATATAACTTCAACTCTCGGGTTTAGGAATATTCCCCCGGTAGGAACTAAGACAGGCTCCTACACACTTGCGACAACCGATGTTGGTGAGTACGTCCAAGTCGGTTCTGGTGGATCAATCACAATCCCTAATGCTACGTTTGCTGAAGGTGATGCCATATCAATTTTCAACAATACTTCTGGCGGCATTACTATTACCTGTACGATTACGACTGCTTACATTGCTGGTACAGATTCGGATAAGGCTTCTGTAACCCTAGCCACTAGGGGCATTTGTACTATTTTGTTTATCTCTAGCACTGTTTGCGTTATTTCTGGGAACGTGTCATAAATGACGGGCATATTCCAGATTCTTCTTGCTGGGAAGGGTGTACCTCCTCTCCTTGTTGACTACCTTGTAATTGCAGGTGGTGGAAGTGGAGGCGCTCAAGCTGGTGGTGGCGGGGGCGCTGGTGGATACCGTGAACTTACTGCTCAAGTCTTGGACAAAGGCACGGCTTACACAGTAACCGTTGGTGCTGGTGGTGCGGCACAATCTGCCGGAGTTGGAAATGCAGGTTCTAACTCTGTATTTTCATCTACAACATCTACTGGAGGGGGAGGTGGAGGTGGAACTGGTGCGGGTGCCGGTAATGGAGCAAATGGAGGCTCTGGTGGTGGTGGTTCTGCTGGAGTTGGATTAACTTCTGGAGGCACAGGAACATCAGGGCAAGGAAGCAACGGTGGAACTGGAGTAGGAACAACATCTGTAAATGATGGTTCTGGTGGTGGCGGGGGAGGTGCTAGCGCAGTAGGTGTAAATGGCACGGTAGATGGTGGAACTGGTGGCGCTGGAACGGCCTCATCAATCACAGGCTCATCGGTCACCCGTGCTGGAGGTGGCGGTGGTTTTTCACGGGCTGGAACTCTTGGAAGTGGAGGCACAGGTGGAGGTGGAAATGGAGGCCGTGATGGTGGGGCATCTCCTACTGCTGGAACCGTAAATACTGGGGGCGGCGGCGGCGGTGGATTATTTACTGGTAACTCAGGCGCTGGCGGTTCAGGAGTGGTTATCATTAAAACTCCTGACGCATATACGGCTACCTTCTCAGGCGGTGTTACCCAAACCTCATCAACTGCTGGTGGCTTTACTGTGTACACCGTGACTGCTACATCAACTACATCAGAAACAGTAACTTTTAATTAAGGAAAAACAATTGGCTCACTTTGCCAAGTTAGATGAAAACAATGTCGTAATCTTTGTCACGGTTGGTCGTGACGAGGACAACGGCAAAGAGGCAGAACTCTCTGCACGCACAGGCGATGTCTATAAGCAGACTTCGTATAACACCCACGGTGGGGTACACGCACTAGGTGGAACCCCATTCCGCAAGAATTATGCGGGACTAGGCTACACCTACGATGCGGGGCGGGATGCGTTCATTCCTCCAAAACCCTATGCGTCTTGGTTGTTAAACGAAACAACTTGCCTTTGGGATTCGCCAGTACCGTACCCAACGGATGTCGGCACAGAAGAAAACCCCAAGCGTTATTCATGGGATGAGGCCACAACCTCTTGGGTTGAGGTGACTGCGTGAAGTTAATCAAACTAACTAACGCCGCCAAAGGGCGCATCGGTGAGGGTCTGATTATCAACACAGACCTGATTGCGTCAATCTTCCAGCACACCCAAGAAGACGGCACAGAGGTTCGTGTCTGCTACGGTATGAACGGCAACTCTTGGGAGGTATCCGAGAGCTTTGACGAAATCATGGACATGATAAAGGCTTAATTATGTCAACAGTAGACCAAGTTAAAGGACAACTTGACACCCATGAAGCAGTGTGCGCTGAACGCTATGCAGGCATCAATGCTAGGCTAAAGAGGCTAGAACAGATCCTGCTTGGCACTACTGGTTTCATTGTAATTCTGTTACTCAGCTTAGTTCTTAAAGTAGGTTAATATGAGCAGAAAAGTATCCGCTGTTACAACCAAGACCACCACTACCAAGGAAACTATCCTTACGGTTCCTACCAAGAATACTGGTCTTTGGCAGTTAATGTATATCATTAGTCTTACTGGTAACGATACTCCAAAGGTTTACTGGTACGACTCTTCTACAAACACTGAGTACTTTATTGTTGGTGGTAAGAACTTAGGTGCTGGTGAGTTTGTTAGATTAGATGGACAGGCCGAGGTAGTCTTACAAGCTGGTGATGAGATTCGAGTACAAAACTCTAGCACTAATACAGTAACTTACATAGCTACTGTAGAGTTCATGCCTGAGATGACAGTTCAATTCCAATTCTAAAGGAGAATAGTATGCCAACGGTAGACGGAAAGAAATACCCTTACACTAAGAAGGGCAAACAAGCGGCAGCATCGGCTAAGATCAGTAAGCTTCGTAAAGAAGGTATGCCTCAGAAGCAGGCAGTAGCTGTTGGCTTATCGATGGCTGGTGTGAAGAAGAAGAAAGCTAAGAAAATGGGTACTTATCGTGACTACTAAACCAGGATTGTATGCCAACATCAATGCAAAGCGTAAGCGGATAGCTGCAGGATCTGGTGAGAAGATGCGTAAGGTCGGCTCTAAAGGCGCTCCCACAGCTAAGGCATTTAAACAATCGAAGAAGACTGCGAAGAAATAATGGTAAAGAAGGTATATCAGAATCCAGAAGGTGGTTTAAACGCCAAAGGTAGAGCATACTTCAAGAACAAGGAAGGTGCTAACCTGAAGCCTCCAGTGTCCTCTAAAGAGGCTGCTAAGTCTCCTAAGAAGGCTGCTAGGAGGAAGTCTTTCTGTGCTAGAATGAGCGGTGTACCAGGACCTATGAAGGATGAGAAGGGTAGACCCACCCGTAAAGCATTAGCACTAAGGAAATGGGACTGTTAAATGGCTAACAAAACTTATCTAGAACTTGTCAATGATGTGTTGGTTAGACTTCGTGAGAACGAGGTTACTTCCGTCAATGATACTTCTTACTCAAAACTAATTAGCAAGTTCGTCAATGACGCTAAAAGGCAGGTAGAGGATGCATACAATTGGAATGCTCTGTCTGAAACTATTACTGTGTCTACTACTGCTAATCTCTTTAACTATGTCCTCACTGGGGCTGGTATTAGATTTAGGGTCTTTGATGTTCTGAATGACTCTAGCAACTGGTTCCTAAACAATGCTGCAACGCAAGAGATGGATGCTTGGTTTCTTGTCAACACCCCTGAGTATGGTTCACCACGCTACTATAACTTCAACGGTGTAGATGCTAACGGTGACACACAGGTAGACTTGTATCCTATCCCTGATGCTAACTTCATTATTAACTTTAACGTAATTAAGCCACAAGCTCCTCTGTCTCTTAACTCTGACCAGATCAAGGTTCCTGATGAGCCTGTAATCTTCTTGGCCTATGCTAAGGCACTGGCAGAGCGAGGAGAAGATGGTGGACTTAGTAGCTCTGAAGCTTATGGCCTGTATCAGACATCCTTGGCAGACCATGTGTCGGTTGAGGGCAACAAGTATCCTGATGAATTTACCTGGACACCTACTTAATGGCATCTCCATCACAGACCGCTAGTATTGCCGCACCAGGATTCTTTGGACTAAACATCCAAGAGTCTGCAGTATCGTTGTCTTCTGGCTTTGCGCTAGAGGCTAACAACTGCGTCATTGACCGCTATGGTCGTATGGGTGCTCGTAGAGGCTGGACACCTGTAAACTCAGCAGTCAACACAGACTTAGGCGCTGCTAACCCAGTAGGGTTTATGTTTGAGTTAACTGACAATGGATCTAGTCAGTTCCTTAGTGCTGGTAACAATAGACTGTTTACTGGTACTACGACTATGACCACCAAGACTGTGCGTAATCAGGCTAACAGTGCAGACCTAGCATACACGATTACTGGTAACAACTGGCAAGGGGCTGCTCTGCCCTACGGTGATGGCTCTGATGCAGAACCTCATGCCTACCTAGTGCAGTCTGGTCACCCTATGTTGACCTACCATCGTATGCCTACTCCAGGCACTGGTGCTACCTTTACAGTCTCGACTGTCTCCAGCGGTGCTATCACTGGCCTGACAGTAACCGCTGCTGGGTCAGGCTACAATGTAGGAGACATCCTAACCCTGTCTGGTGGAACCACTGCTGCTACCGTGACTGTGGCTACCTTGTCTGGTACAGGTGTAGCTACTGTAACGATTACTACTGGTGGTGCTGGTTACTCAGTATCTAATTCCCTGACTAGCACAGTAACAACCACTACTAATCCACACTCTCACACAGGCTCATACGGCTTCCAGAGGCTCGGTGACATCGGGTCAATGCCTTTGGGGTATTCTGTTGGTGACTTCGCCCCTAACTGCGCTTTAGCGGCTTATGGACGTATCTGGGCAGCAGACATAGCAGGAGACCCACAGACGGTCTACTTTACTAGGTTACTGGACGGATCAGACTTCCAAGGTGGAGACTCAGGCTCTCTGTCCTTGAACACTGTCTTCCCTAACACAGACAAGATAGTGGCTATTGCAGCGCACAACGGATTCCTTATTATCTTTGGTCGTAATAACATTGCTGTCTATGCTAACCCTATCGATGTAACAACACTGACCTTAGCTGACTATATCCCTAATGTGGGCTGTATCGCTAGGGACTCTGTTCAGAGCACTGGTACGGATATTATCTTCTTGTCTGATTCTGGGGTTAGAAGCCTTCAGCGGGTTATTCAGGAGAAGTCCTTGCCTATGCGGGATATCTCCAAGAATGTACGGGATGACCTGATGACAAGCGTGGCCTCTGAGACAGCAGCTAATATCAAGTCTGTCTACTATGACAGGGATGCTTTCTACCTCCTTAGCCTGCCTGTGACTAAGGTAGTCTACTGTTTTGACATGAGGACTCCTCTGCAGGACGGAGCAGCTAGGGCTACTACTTGGACCGCCATAGAGCCTAAATCCTTCATTGTGACTAACTCTAAGGAGCTATACCTTGGCAAGCCTGGGTATATCGGTAAGTACTTTGGTCACTCTGATAATGGGACTGACTATAGGTTTAGCTACTATACCAACTACTTTGACTTTGAGCAGCCCACCATAGAGAAGATCATGAAACAGATTGGTTTTGTGGTTATTGGTGGTTCTAATCAGAACGTAGCTGTCAAGTGGGGCTTCGATTATAATGAAAATTACTTTGCTTTTACGAAAAAGCTTGACACTTCAGTAGTTTACGAGTATAATATAGGGGAATATAATATTGCTGAGTTCTCAGACGGTATTGTTCTAGACAAGTTCAAGATACAGGCTGGTGGTACAGGGTCTGTTATGCAGATTGGACTAGAGGCTGAGATCAATGGGAACCCTATCTCTATCCAGCGGATTGACATATATATTAAACAAGGAAAACAAGCATGAGTAACTTAGCAGTTGTGGAAAAGACTAAATACTGTAAAAAGTGTGAATCTTTTTTACCTCTGTTTTCCTTTACTAAAAACTTAGCAGCTAAGGATGGTCTACAGTTTGTTTGCAGAAGTTGTGACAACTTAAGGCAGCAGAAAAGAAGGGTCGAGAAGAGACAAGAAATACAAGAGTATGGAAAACAATACAGAATTAAACATACTGACGATATGGACTTTAGGCTTCAGGGTTTATTAAATGCCTCAAGAGCACGAGCTAAAGAAAAGAATAGAGAGCATACACTTACCAAGCAAGACTTATTTAACTTATTTCCAAAGGATGGATGCTGTCCTATCTTTGGTCTTAAATTAGAATGGAATGGGGCTGGTTTTAGAGAGACTAGCCCAAGTATAGATCGTATTGACTCAACCAAAGGCTATACAAAAGACAATGTTCAGATTATTTCTTGGAAAGCAAACCGTATTAAAGGTTATGCGTCTGTAGAAGAATTAGAAGTCTTATTAGCCTATTTGAAACAAGGAGAATAAAAATTAGCAACTACGTCAAAGCTACTAACTTTGCTGTCAAGGACGGCCTATCCACTGGCAACCCAGCCAAGATCATCAAGGGTACAGAGATTGATACCGAGTATAACGCTATCGCCTCTGCTATCTCGTCCAAGGCTGACCTAAATAGCCCTACCTTTACAGGGACTCCAGCGGCTGCTACAGCCTCTGCAGGAACCAGTACTACCCAGATAGCCACCACAGCCTTTGTAACCACTGCTATTGCCGCTGCTACGGCTGCCCTAGTACCCGCTGGTATGATTATGATCTGGTCTGGCTCAGTGGGTTCTGTGCCTTCTGGGTGGGTACTCTGTAACGGCTCTAACAGCACCCCAGACCTACGGGATAAGTTTATTATTGGTGCTGGTAATTCTTATGCTGTAGCTGCTACTGGTGGTTCTAAAGATGCTGTAGTAGTAAGCCACACCCACACTGCTACCACCTCGCTTACAGATCCTGGACACACTCACCTCGCAGGTGTTCACTCTGTAACTGGTCCCGGTAACAACGGTGGAGGATGGTTTGTTGGTCCGAATAATGGCCTTGGGTTCATAGGTAACATGAGTACTTCGACCACAGGGATATCTGCTTCCACCTCGGTTAGCACAGCGGGTGTCTCAGGTAACAACGCTAACCTGCCACCGTACTATGCTCTTTGCTACATTATGAAGACTTAATGTATAAGTTTCCAGTAGTAAATAGACAAGAATATATAATGTACTTGGAGTTGTTTAGTAACTTATACTGGCTTCATACTGATGTGTTTAAGTGGTCAGCAGAAACAAAGAAACATTATATTAAAGATTTAAACCAGCTTCAATCACTACTCAATGCTCCTCTATACGCAATGATAGACAATGATAAGCTTAGTAAGTTTAGTAAAACGATAGGATTTAAATACTTAAAAAATTTGATAGGAAACGATGGAAATGTTTATCAGATTGATATTAGGAGTGTATAATGGGTAAGTTGATTGGCGGTATAACTGATGCGGTAGGCTTAACAGATATCAAAGGTACACGAGAGCGCGGTGAACAAGCTGCTGCTGCTCAGCGTGCTGCTGCTCAACAGGCTGCTCAGATATCAGCATTCAGACCAGTCGGGATGACCTCTCGCTTTGGTAGCGGTGCGTTTGATATCACAGATGTTGGTGGTGTCCCTCGTGTCACTGGAGCCAGCTACACAGTATCTCCTGAGCTACAGGCCATTCAGAACCAATTAATGGGCTTGACAGGAGGCGCTGTAACGACTGCTCAAGAGGCTCAGATGGCTGCACAGCCTCTAGGCATGGCTGCTCAGCGCCTATTCAATCTTGGTGGTCAGTATATCTCTGAGTCTCCTGAGATGGCTAGACAGCGTGTATTCCAGCAAATGCAGGATGTCCGTAGACCTGAGCAAATGCGTGAAGAAGAGAGATTAGCATCCTCTGTCTTTGGTCGTGGTCGTGCTGGCCTAAATGTAGGATCTATGGGGCAACCTGAACTGTTTGCTCTTGGTCGTGCTAGAGAGCAGCAAAGAGCCGCAGATGCATTAGCTGCTGAACAGGCTGCACAACAACAGATTCAGTTTGGTACTGGTCTATTTGGAATGGGCGCTCAACAGCTTGGTCAACAGTACGCTATCCCAACACAGGCTCTTGGGCCTTTACAGTCCTACCTTGGTACTGTTGGGACTATTGAAGAGATGGGACAACAGCCGTTTAAACTTGGTCTTTCTGTTGGCGGCGCTGCTCAACCTGGCGCACAAGCTGGTGCTCAGATGCTTCAGTCTGGTTTGTCTAGTGCTGCCGCAACTCAACAGGCTGCTGGCAACGCTGCCTCTGCCCAACTCACTGGCTTTATGAATCAGATGCTTGGCGCTGCTATGGGCGCTGCTGGTGGAGGCTTTGGTGGTGGTTTTGGAGGAGGCGGTGGAAGTTTACCAACCTTTGGATATTCTACACCATATCAGGCTACAGGTAATCCTTTAGGTTCTACATATGGAATGTTTAATAGATAAGGAATAGGCTATGGGAATTTCAGCACAACAGTTATTACAGAGTGATCCAGAGTACCTACAGCGTCAGCTTGCCCAGCAGGAGATGCAGAGGTTAAATCCCACTGGCGGGGCTGCTGGTGCTATCGGAGCTTTGCTTGGTCGCGGTGTCAGTAACTTAGCAGGCGGTAGAGGGTTCTTTGATGTTAATGACGCAGGACTTCGTAGAGTTGCGGATGTACAGAGGATTATGAGCAGTACTCAGTTTGATCCTGCAAATCCTACTGCTTACTATGAAACTATTACTAAATCATTACAAGATGCTGGCTACGGTGACTTAGCACCAATGGCTGCTCAAGAAGCAAGTAAATATCGTAAAATAGCACTTGAAGAAAAGAAAGTTGAAGCAGCTCTTAAAAAAGAAGAACTATCTCAAGCACAAGAGTTACAACTACGTCAAGAACTTGCTGCTCTTGGTCCTACTGCATCAGAAGATCAAGTACTTGCAGTTGTTACTAAATATGGCTCTCCTGACAAGATCATGGCTGCTCTGTCTGCTAAACAGTCTCGTGAGGCACAACGTGAACAGCAACGTGATATTGCTCAACAGCGTTTAGATATTCAGCGTCAAGGATTGGATTTTAAGCGAGAGTTACAAAACACCAAAATAGCTGAGAAGACAGAGAAACAAGAAGCTGCTGCTAAAGGGGCGTTTGATAACGCAGGACGGGTTATCCAAACTGTTACTGAAGCGAAGGGATTAGTTGGTCCGTTTACTGCTGGGTACGGAGGAGCGTTAGCGGTGTTTCCTGCCTCTAGTGCTCGTAAGTTACAAAATAAGATTAGCACCATTAAGGCTAACCTTGGTTTTGACCGTCTACAGCAGATGCGTGATGCTTCCCCAACTGGTGGTGCTCTTGGTCAAGTGGCTGTACAAGAGATTAACTTCTTACAGTCTACTGTTGCATCTCTTGATCAATTAGAAAGCCCTGCAGACATTACTGCAGCTTTAAATAAGATTGAAGAACACTACAGTAACTGGAAAACTGCTTTAGAAGGTAAGTTACCTGCTAAGTATCAGACTGGCGGCGGTCAAGGGGCTGTTCCAACTGCTCCTACCACGGCTCCAGCTTCTACTTCCGGGTTTAAAATTATTGGCGTAAAATAAGGACTAACATGGCTCAATATACTGTTCAAGCGCCTGATGGAAAAATTATAACTTTAGAAGGCCCTGCAGGAGCTTCACAAGAAGAGATATTATCTCAGGCACAGAAGCTGTATGCTCAACAGGTGACTACGAGTGCAAAGGCAGCACCAACGGCTGAGCCGTATGACACTTCGGTTGAGTCTATGGCTGCTGGTATTGATATTCCTGTTCCCACAGAACCAATGCAGTTTAGTCCTGTTGGTCAGGCTGTGCGTGGTGTGATCAAAGGTGCTGTCGTAGATCCTATAACAGGTATTGCTCAGATGGTTGGTGGAGCAGGTACTCGTCAGCAACTAGCAGAATACGAGAAAGCCTACCAAGAGCGCAGAAAGCGTGAAGGAGCAGATGGTCTTGAGTGGTCTAGGCTTGTTGGTAACGTGGCTTCTTCTATTCTTCCCGGCGGTGCTGCTGGGGCTGCTGCCAGGGCTGCTGGAGCAGGTAAGGTCTTAACAGGTACTGCCGCAGGTGCTGGCGGTGCTGCACTACTTCCAGTAACACAGACTCCTGAAGAGGCTGAAGACCCAAGTACTTTTGCACTACAGAAGCTGCGTGATGTTGGCTTCTCTGCTGTTGTGGGTGGTGCTATATCTAAAATTGGAGCATCTCTGACCCCTGAGCTTAAAGAGGGTGTAGCAGAGCAATTAGCACTTGGTGTCAAAGTATCTCCAGGGCAAGCATACGCTGGTGTTCCTGGGTGGGTGTTTCGTCAGATGGAGTCTGTTGGGTTTGGACCTTTTGAGAAAACTGTTCGTAACTCCTTTACACGGTCTGCTGGTAATGAAGTATTGAAAAGTATTGACGAGGCAGTGCCCGAAACCATTAAAGACGGTATGCAAATGTCTGGTTACATCCAGAAAACTATTCAAAACTACTATGATACTGCGTTAGAGAAGCTTGGTCGTATTGTTCCTGATAAGCAGTTTGCTGCTGATTTGCGTACCGTAGTAGCAGATAATGTATCAAGTATGACACCACGGGCTAAGAAGATATTTGAGTCTTCTATTCAGAAAGAAGTAATTGATAGATTTGGTCTTGGTCCTGTTCCTAAAGGCGCTATTGCTCCAATGGGGATGAAACAGCTACCGTCTGCTAAAGGAATTGATCTAAAGAATATTAATAACTTTTTAAAGGAGAAAGCAGCAGAATACGGTAAGAAGACAGGAGCAGATAATGAGGCTCTTGCTGCTGGATTTGAAGATGCTTTAAATGCTTTTAGATCATATACTACTAGGGTTGATACAGATGGCTTAATTGCAAAGGCTGATGATGCTTGGGCTAAACTGTATCGATTTGCTGATGCAGCCTCCTCTGCCAAGGCAGTACAACAGTTTAAGGGAAGCTTTAGTGCTGAGGAACTGGCTCAGGCTTCTATAAGACAGGCTACTGACCTACAAGCAGGGGCTGGTGCTGGTCCATTAGGAGAGTTTGCCCGTAAAGGCGTGAATGTACTTGGTGGTCCTCCTGATGTGTTAGGCGCTGGTTACAGGCAAGCAGTTATCGCTGGTAAGATTGCTACAGGAGGCGCTTTAGCCTTATTTAACCCAGCAGTGGCTTTGTCGTTACTTACTGCTTCTGGGATATCCTACGGTGCTGCAAAGCAACTAATGAAGAATCCTTCTGCTACTCGTGTTGCAGTAGAGCAGGCAATTCAAAGGCTAGGACCACAGGCTGCTGGGGCAATCATAGCTAGAGACGAGATGAAAGCTGGTCAGATAGCTCCTTAAAGGAATAGTCCATGAGTGAACCAGTAACACAAGCTGCCAAGGCTGCTGTCTCTGGCATTAGAGAAGCTTTAGCTGTTGGTAAGGAGATAGAGGCTGTTACTAAGGACATTCAAGACCTTGGTAAGTCTGAGATCCGAGCCAGAGATGCCTACCGCCGTAAGCAGAAACAGAGACCATCTGATACTTCTGTCTTTTCTGCTGTCGAGGAGTGGCGAGGAGTATACGAAATCAAGAAACTACAAGACGAACTAAAGCAGGACATCATCGAGAAGCATGGTCAGGCTGCTTGGGCTGAGGTAGAGGTTATCCAGCAGAGAATCCTTAAGGACAACAAGGATTTAACTGATGAGTTCGGTAGAGATATAAAGAAGCTTGCACTGCTCAAGTGGTACTGTTTCATGGCTGCTTTCATCCTAGTTAGTTTTGCCTACGTCATGGGCTATAAGCCTTAAGGAGTTCTTATGTTATCCCTTATTTCCTCTGCAGTTGGTTTCCTAGCCTCTGGCCTACCCCAGGTACTTAGCTTCTTCCAAGACAGGGCTGACAAGGCTCAGGAGTTAAAGCTTGCCCAGATGCAGACTGAGCGTGAACTAGCCCTGGCAGAGAGGGGCTTCTTAGCCCAGCAGAAGGTCGAGGAGATCAGGACTGACCAGATTGCCCTCCAGACTGATGCAGACCGCCAGAGCGCCGCTTTAGACCACGACAAGGCTATCATGGCTCGTGCCTCTAACTGGGTGGTTAACCTGAATGGGATAGTACGCCCAACAGTTACCTTTATCTTTGTCCTAGAGTTAGTGATGATTAACATAGCACTGACCTACTTCCTGCTGCGTGGTGGTCTAGGTAGCATGGATGTAGAGCAGTTTATCGCAGCCACTGATGTCATCTTCTCTGAGGATGAGATGGCCTTGCTGTCTGGAATCATTGCCTTCTGGTTTGGTTCTCGTCAGTGGGGCAAGAAGTGAAGGTAAGCAAGGCTTGCATAGAAGGTATTAAGAAGGATGAAGGAGTAAGGACAAAACCTTACCGCTGTCCAGCCCTGCTGTGGACCGTGGGTGTTGGGCACGTCATAGATCCTAACCACATAAGGACACCATTCAATGAACGCAAAGGACTTAGTATCCCTGATGGGTGGGATAGAGTTTTGTCAATGGCTGAAGTGGATAGAATCCTCGCAGAAGACTTGGCTACATTCGAGCGAGGTGTTCTTAGACTATGCCCTCAAGGACTTACCCAAGGTAGGTTCGATGCCTTGGTTAGCTTTAGCTTCAATGTGGGGCTGGGAAACCTGCAAAGATCCACGATAAGGATGAAGCACAACAGAGGCGAGTATGAAGCTGCTGCTGATGCTTTCCTTGCGTGGACCAAGGCAGGCGGTAAAGAACTTCCTGGCCTAGTTAAGCGCAGGAAGCATGAGCGAGAGATGTACTTAATCCCAACTGAAGAGGATTCTGAGGAATAAGACATCAACTACTAGGTAGTTTGTTCCCTCCTCTGGGTCTTGTACATACTCTGCTCCACACATAATACCACAGATAAAGTTTAGTTCGATCATCATATTTCACAATGCCCCGCTACGCAGGCTAGGGTCTGCGCTCCCTCTACGTTGTCATCTTCTTCCTTCAGATTCTCCCACACAATAGCCGTAGGCATCTTAGATAGAAGCTCCTCGTACTGCTCTTTAGTACACTCCTCGTATGGTGCTTGACGATAAGAGCCTCCATCCCAAGGCAGGAATGAGATACCACTAAGCTCATCGAAGTTCCTCCACACCCAAGCTCCTACGTCCATCCACTCGTCTTCCTTGACAGAGATAGTCACAGAAGGCTTATGCTCACACCAGTGACGCTGATACATCAACCACAGGTCTAGGTGCTGCATAGCTGTCAGATCATCACGAGTACGAGAAGACTCTGGTGCTTTGACTGGGAATGAGAAGACTGCTGTGTTGTCTGGTCTCATCACACAGTCCTCTGTAGGCACACCTGAGTCTGTTAAGAACTGAGTTAGCGGGTCTTTCTTATCACCACGAACACGGCGAATATAATACTGACTATGTCGAGTATGAATACCAGAGGCGCTATTAACAAGTTGAGACACAGTGCCAGAAGGTTTAACACAAGTGATCGCAGCAGACACAGGAATTCCCAACTGTGCTGCAAACTCATTATTGGTATTAACGGAGACATCCCGTAAGTATTCAAGAGATTGCGTAGTGCTTTCACATACCCTCCCCATCCAAGGATTATCTAAGATACCAGTTAACGACACACCCAAGAGACGCTCATCCTCAGTGTTCTTCTGCCACACCTTACGCAGGTAAGGGAAGTGCGTCATAGTGCTCTGGAACGTGCCTAAGATTGTGGCGATGCGTACTTTCTTAGCCAAGTCTGCAACGGTATCCTCGGCCCGTACAACGACTTCTGTGAGGTTACAGAACTGGTAGGGTCGAAGTATGATTTCTGAACAGGGATTAGTTCCGAAGTCATAATTCTGATCACGCCTACCGTTCTTTGCAGCTTGACTCTTACTTGCCTCTCGTGAGAAGATCCCTCGCTCTCCAGAATGACTGTTGTAAAGACTTGTCCATTCTGCGAGAAACTGACCAATATCTGGTTTAGAAGTGTAAGCTGCTGAGTTGTTAGCGAGTGCTCTGTGTCCATTTTGTTCCCACCAATTTCCTGATTTACAAGACCGCATACGGTCATCCTCGAGGTCCGACAAAGAAATCATTGCAGATCTTCGTACTCCACCGACAACAACAACTTCCCCGATTTTACAGAGAAGATCATGACACTCGATTGATGTAAGTTTTCTACCCACTGCTCCCCTGAACTTGGCGATAGTGAACTTAAAAAGCTCATCCAAAGGTCCTGGACCAGAGGCACGTCCTCCAAAAGTTTTGAGTCTGGCTCCTGCAGGTCGAATTCTATTAAGATCGTATTTTGCAACTTCCCCAGAGTATAGTAAAGCGATGAGCTGGCGTAGTGCTTTGGCCCACCCTTCTTTTGAATCCGCAACCGAAATAGTAGTCTGAGAATCAAACAACTGATCCGGGACTTCAGGCAATTGATCGACATATTTATGCTCCACAGAAAAGCCTACACCAGTACCACAGAGTAGGATGTACATAGCCTCGTCAAAGGCTTTAGGGTCATCGATAGGTAGGTAGCTGCAGTTATAGCCAGCAGTGTTGTCACGGTCTAGCGCCTTGCCAGCGGTCATGATAGCCCTCATGGATGGCATAACATCCAGGTTCTTGACAGCACTGGTAAGCTCTGCTCGTAGCTCCTCGTTAGGAGAAAACTTGTACTTCTCTTGTAAATGATTAAACATGAAGGTGAAGTATCGGTCTACTGATTCTTCCCAGTGTTCACGGCGATTCTTCTCAGGTAGGAACCGACTGTAACGGCTCTTAGCAATAAACTGTTGATAGTAATCCATTATATATTTTCCCAATTAACTAGCGACTCTAATCTGTCTGCATTGTCTTCAATAATATCATCAAACCTTTCAACTATATCTTCTGAACGGATTGACAACTCCTCTATGAGTGTTAACTCATCCCACCTCTTCATGCGCTCCTTTATCTCTTCTAATGTTAAGGCCATATATTATACCACACTTTTCTTAGGTTTGCTACGCTTTTTACTAACTACTTTTGGCAGGTGCTCGATAGCCTTCTCCAACCCTGTATCCCAATCAGCATAATGATCCCACCAGATAGTGGTCATACTGTCGTACCAGTAGGTCTTCTCACCGACAGGGAACCACCTCCAGCAGGCTATGTTCTCGTCACCTACTAGGTTCAGAGTCCTCACACCAACACTGGCAGCACAGTGGGCGATAGCAGAATCCACCGATATAACGGCATCGAGTGTCTGGATTTTATCTGCTGTCTCAATCCACTTAAAGCTGTCTAGGAACCCTTCTCCTACCTGCAGAGACACAAAGTCATACTCAGGATGTCTAGTGACAAACTCATCTACTACATCTTTAGGGATCTGCTTTGCTGCCATATTCCATGACTTGTTGTCGGTGCTATAAAAGATACCTACCAATGGCTTGCTACGCTTAGGAGCCACTATAGCAGGGTTACGGTACAGACCCTCTGCACCAAACCACCGATCAGCAGGCTCTGAAGGTAACAGGCCATGCTCCATCAGGAGGTAAGGCATAGACATCATCTTGATCCTGAAGGACGAAGGAGGGCAGTCACGGGGAGCCTTGCTAAACTCCAGCCTAGTATCCATCCTGCGAAGCAGTGGTGCTATCTCGTCAGGGTAGACACAGAAGACATCGTTGGTAAGCTCCTTGATCATGGGGATGAATCGAGAGAACTGAAGCATATCTCCCCAGCCAGCCTCTGACCAGATGATTACACTGCGTCCCTTGATGTTCTGTCCCGGCATCCAGACAGCAGCCCTATCGAAGTTATTCCTAACTCCTGGGAACTTAGCATTAGGATTCCAGAAAGCATCAGGCAGGGACCGAAGCTCGTGCAGTTTAAACCCGTTGGCCCAATCGCCTTTACGGATTAGGTTCTGCCCTTTCTTGTAGTCCCTGTCAGCGTCACTCCAGTTTATCTTTACTGTTCCAATCATAATACTTCTCACCAATCTTATCGTAGTTGTCGATCATAAACTCTAGGTAATGCTTCGCCTTCTCAAGATCCTGCTTACCTGCTTTCTTGCGATGACGCTGCACATACTTAATCACATTGCAGGCCCAAGGGTCTAACCTCCAGTCTAGGAACACATCCCAAGGCTCGATGTCAGACTTGTAATGATCGCCTCCAATCTGCTTAGACTTGATGTAGTCACCTAGTGTTTTATCATCAAATTTAGAATTACGATGGTAGGCCACATACCAGTCATTAGGTGTTGCGTTATCAATGCTCATACTTCTTCCTTAAATAGTTAAGAGACACAGGCATCTCATCGAAGCTGCCGTTAGTAACCTCATGCAACAGCCATATACCACGCCAGTACTTGTTACCCTGACTACCTAGATAGTCCTCGTCATGCAGGTAGCAGCAGCCACTAAAGAGGCCAGTGATCTGCGTACCATCAGCACGATTAGAGTAGGCTATCTGTCTGTTCTGCACATGGCCCATCACTGAGGACATATGCTTCTTAGCTAAGAGAGCCGCAGCAGAGGCTACAGCACGCCCCATAACGCCAGAAGTAAAATAATGAGCGTACACAACCCCATCAATAACAACAGGTTCAAGGAACGGTACAACTTCCCAACCATGATGTTCGTAGTTAAGGTCGCTGAGACTAATAGTTCCATCCAGTTTAGGGTCTCCTTCGACAGCTCTGGAAATTCTTTCTTCATGATTTCCAAGAGTGAGGACCATTCTTGGTTTGTACTGTCGTTCCTTGTTTCTCTTTGCTCGTTCATTATGTTCCTTAATGGGTGCTAACAACATCTCCATAGCTTTGTTAGTAACTTCGATATCAGTCTTGTACCGTCTGCCTTCAAAGGACTTCTTACCAACATCGTAGCTAGACAGGCTAGGCATATCTGCAAAGTCCCCAATCTGTACAATCACATCAGGTTTCTTCTCTACAAGATACTTGCCTACCCATGTCAGATAACTAAGATCAACACCGTCCTTGACTTGGCAGTCGGGGATTATGGCATGAACAGTCATCAGTTAGCGTCCTTGTCTTCGTTGTCTAAAGGCTCTTCATGTACAGTTGCAATGTACTGATTAGGTCCAATAGTCTCAAATAAACCATCCCTCTCCATCTCATAAGGATCTTTTAGAACAACACGCTCCATCACACCGTTGTAACCAGTAGCCTCCAAGAACTTACAGAACTCGTGGAGAATCGTAGGCCATGCAGTGAAGTCTGCAAAGTAGTGACGTGCCTTAACAGTCGTAGCCTCTGGGTATGTCGTAGGCTCTTCAGTGTCAAACTCAGAATCATAAATGAATCGATAAACTTTACTCATGCTTGCTCCTTAATAGTTCAAAAAAGTACTCTGCGTCTACCACAGCCAGGGGCTTATCTCTGTTTTGTTTGATGATGCAAACAGGTTCGTAGCCTCCTGCGTTTCCTCTGGCTTGTTCGTAATAACCGTATACTGAGATAGCTGCTCTGGACTTGCATTCCAAACTAATTGGCAAGACCCGTCTGGCTGCTGGACTGAGTAACAGATCCTCCCCGGAGACGCCCATACTAACTGAGCGAACATCGTCTGCCTCCAGATTGAACTTGGCTAGTATTAGATCTCTTACCCACTTTTGCAGGTGTCTTCCTTTGGACTTGGCGCTGCTTGGTTTCAAGTGTTATGTCCTTTCTTACTTTAATCCACTGCTTAGGTAGATGCATACGGGCATTGCTGTTGTCCATAGAGACTGTATTAGCAATGCATAATGCGTCATCCGTTTCGTCAATAATCCAACCAATGCTGTGACAGAGGTGAACTTCCGCTTTAACATCTTCTTGCCATTCCACATCTGCTACTGCGTCAACCCATTGGATGTACTGCAAAGGGCAGGTGACCAAATCTGGTTTTCGTTTCTTCGTATCCATAACAATTGTCCATTCTCCAGTACTCGTTTATCATCGTTGTCGTATGCTTCCAATACTGCTTTGTACATATCGGCCTCAGTGAGACAGTCCTGAAGAATCTTCTCAGCTTTCTTTGGACCTACACCTCGAATCCCAACAATGTTATCAACCCTATCGCCAGTCAGTAGCTGCGTATAGAAATGTCTGATAGCTTGTTGGTCATCGATTAGATACTTCTTATCCTTAATAAAGTTATAGTGCCAACCACGAATCATATCAAGATCCTTATCGATAGACATGACGATATATTCCTCAATGTCTCCAATCTCATAAGCCTTGATACCGATAGCGTCATCAGCCTCTTGTCCTTCTACTACGATACAACCCCACGCCTTCTCAAGGTACTCCCGAATCAGCTCATAGTGTTTGGGTTTAGCTGCGGTACGGTTTCCCTTGTAAGGTGCGGTTACTGCTATCTCAGTCCTATAGTTCTGCTTGCCAGTGAGATACCCTTGGTAGTCTCCTACATAGGGTTTCATCACCAGCTCTTCCATGAACTCAGCACATCGTGCCAAGCAAATCTTGTCGCTAACTTCCTCGGAAGCGAATCCAATTCGGTAGCAAACAATGTCGGCATCGATGAGTGCTAACATTACTTCTTCAGAAACGTAGCCATAGCTTCGAGTGCCTGTGCTGCCTGCTTCTTACTGGAGAACTCGTTGTCATTGATAGTGACAGAACCATCAGAGGACACAGAGAACTTAAAACAATCTGCCCCCCATAGTGAACTAGGAACACCATCAACTTCTACCTCAAACACAGACTCTACTGGTGACACCTTAAAATTAAACTTAGGTGTAGGTGATACTGCTTTCTTTGCTGTCATCTTCTTTCCTTTCTTAGAGAACATCATCGGCTGTTTCAACGGCATCAGATCCTTCGTAGACTACTAGATCTGTGACGATTAGCTTGTTAATCCCAATTCCTACACCCTTCTTACCTTTGTACGAATACTCATAAGGCTTGAGCAGTGCAATCCCTTTAGACCCGTTACCAACCTTAGCTGTGATAGCATTACCGTTGCTGTCCTCAGTCTTGATAGGATAGTTTACAGACTTAGCTGTAATGTACTGTCCCTTCTCAGGCTGGCCTTCTTTGGTAAGAACATTCACACCCATGCTCGATAAAGCACCTACAGCACTTTTGGTAAGGTTACAGAGGTCTACCTGGTACTTACCTGATAGCTGGTTAGGCGTATCCAAGAAAGCCCACATAATCTCTGCCTGTACTTTAAGTGGTTTCAATTCCATTTACATCTCCTTTTCTAAGTTACAAGTAATATTATAGCACATCAGTGGAAATTGTCAACATCCTTTGGATCAGATTTCATATCCTGAAACATCGCCATCATATAGGCAGTGCTGAAGATACTCTTTAGCTCCTCCATATTCTGAACCGATGTCTGCATATTGATAGTCTTGTCCTTCTTTATGTTGATAAAGACTACATCTTCCATGTCTTTCCAAAAACCATCTTCAAAGTCTAGTGGGTTTGTGCCCATGTTGTTCCTTTCTTGTATTCACCGTCTAGTGGGCAGCGAAGACCTAAGACTTCTCCTGCTTCCTTGATACTGCTTACTGCTAACTTACCTACTGCATCTGCATCTTCCTGACTGCATTCGATCTGCCACTCGTCATGAACATTAGCTACGAAGTGGGCATTAAGTTTCTGCTGCTGAATCTTACTGTTTAGTATAACCAAACCTTGCTTCATCACTATTGCACCAGCACTCTGCAGGAGTGTGTTAAGTGCTGCGTGTGCGGAACGCACTTGTAGTTTCCTACCGTCCAGACCTGGTAGCGTCCCTTGTTCTGATAGGCGTTCAACCTTTTCTCTAAGACTCTTGAGAGCAGGAGTGTTGCGAAGAAAATTACTGATGAGTTCCTGACCATCCTTTGCCGAACCACCAACAATCTTCCCGATTTTGGCAGGCCCTGCACCATATAGTAGGGCATAAATAAATGTTTTGGCTTGTGCCCTTGTTTCCAAACCAGCAGCGAGTTGGTTTTTCGTGTGTACATCGCCTTCAACGATTTCTTTTGCATAGCTTTCATCCTTCATATAGTGTGCCAACATCCGTAACTCAAGAGAACTAGCGTCTGCACCTACTAAGACATTACCATCATCCACTGTCCAGCAATCTCTACACTCATGACCCCAAGGACTACTGCTGCTAGGAACCTGAGCCATGTTAGGGCTGTGGTGTGTCATACGTCCTGTGACTGCCCCGTTGGTGATGACCTTACCGTGAACCCTGCGCTCGTCAGATACAAACTCAAGCCATGATTCAACCTGAGCCACCCGTTTCTGAATGAGTAAGTACTCTGCGATTCTCTTTGCCTCTGGAATATCAACTCCGTCAAGAACTGATTCGTCAACAATTACAGCTCCTTTCTCAGTGTGCTTAGTAGGTTTCCAGCCCTTCTCAATCAATCGCTTTGCTATCTGCTGGCGTGAACCAGGATTAAATACTTCAACATCATCCTTCAACTGCTTGCCTGTCTTCTCACTAAACCTTTGAGTGACAATGGGTGGGAAAATGGTTTGCAACTCCTCTTCAATGTCAGACAGCCTACGCTTCCATTTACCAAGCAGGCACTGGGCTTTCACAGTATCAAGTTTAAAGCCATGCTTTTCCTGCTTAGCAACGATAGCCTGCACCTTATGCTCTAACTCGATGGACTGCTCAGAGAATCCACGCAGCTCTTGCGTCAGATACAGGTACAACTCACCACAGATTGTCACGTCTTCTTGACAGTACTCAATCATCTTATCTGTCAGGCCGCCCTCGAAATCTTCGTATTCCTTCTTGGTTCGGTTTACTAGCTTTGCGAGATTGGCTAGACTGTGTCCACCCTCTCTTGACGGGCTTGAGAGTCTTGACATAACCAGTGTGTCCCGTACTTGGCTCAGTCTGATCGAAGTCTTCCATAGTCTGTTTAGGACGGGGTAGTCGAATGATATTCCGTTGTGGGCGATTATCAGTTTGGCTTGCTGAATAAACTTGCTGAAGTCTTGTGCGTTTGTCCATGTCTTTACTTCTTTAGTATCTAAATTATAGGTAGAGCAACACCAGATAGTGTTATGCTTTAGGTTAGTCTCGATGTCAATTGCAACTCTCATGTAGGTAGATTCCGTTTCCTATTGTGTTAAATATTTTATCATACTTTAGCAGCTTTAGCAAGTTGTCGAAGTACTCTACCTTACCGTGGTTCTCAACACAGATGACCTTCGGTCTACCTAACATCGTCTGCAGCACTGGGTAGTCCAGCCCTTCTATGTCGATACACAATAAATCAGGGACACCATACATATCAAAGAGACTATCAAGAGTTAAAACCTTTACCTGTTTTACAGTGTTTATCTTAAACTCAGGATGGTTCTTGATAAACTCCAAGATAGTATCGTAATCAAAACTGTTCCTACCAGAGAAGTCATCGATCATAAAGAACTCTAACTCTCCAGCCACAACACCAACCCCTACATTCAGGATCGTGTCTATCGGTCTGTGATACTCAAAAGCCTTGATATGGTTAGGGTTAGCCTCGACACAGACTCCTCTCCAGCCACGCTCATAGAGCAGGGCAGTGTTGCTGATGTTGTAAGGATGGTGCGCCCCAACATCGAAGTATTTACCGTTCTCGATACCTAACTTCTGAAACACATTTAGTAAGATTAAGTCTTCCCCAAACTGTGAATAAGTCTTATCTCCGAATGCCTGATCAGGATGACTCATGTGTTCTTCTCCTTTAGTTTGGCTTCGATGGCTTTGGCAAAGTCAAACTCATCATCGAAATCCATAGCTTCGTAAATGTCAACTTCAGTCAGCCCAACCCATTCACGCTTACGTTTTGCCGTTTCATCAACACGTTCTTGCGATATGTTTACGGCATCGACAGGTGTGCAATAGTTAGGTTTACCACCGCAGTAAGACTTAACTGGCGGCTTTTCTTCCTGCGCTAGTGCTTGGCGTAGTGCTTCTACTGGGCCGCCTTTTAACTTGTAACCGTCTGTTGTAATCGTTGTGTCCCATCGCTTCTTTTGTAATGCTTCGACACGCTTCCTGTACCAAGCATTGTTTTCCTTAGCCATGTCAGATGCGGTGTCAATGTCATCCAAGATGTCCCATAGCGTTTCCAAAGCCTCCAACGCCTGCTCCGCTGCTTTGCGTAGGTCAGTCATAGTTCCTCCATCACAGTCTCGCTCATGCGCCCAGTAACCCGATCATAGTAAAGACCACAGGCAGGGCCAGTCAGTCCACTGAATCGGTTCTTCAATACCCGAACCCTGGTTGTATGCCTCTCCTTGAGATCCTCAGCCTGTCCGTTACGTTCCAGACCAAGCACCATGTCAGACAACTGACCAATCGATCCTGAGCCTCGTAGAGCAGACAGAGAGGTACTTGCACCTTCTTCGTGTCCTTTACCGTCAGGCCGTTTGAGATGTGAGACACAGAACAGAGCAATGCCAGTCTCTTGAACCACCATCCGCAGCTTGGTCATAATCTCGTCTAAGGCTTTTCGCTCGTCACCATTGTCTTGTGCAGATACCACGATACTAACGTGATCAAGAAAAATATACTTGCAATCAAGAGCCTTAGCCATGAAACGTACTCGTGTGATAATGTTGTCAATGGCAGTAGAGCCAAAGTGATCAAAAAGATACACACGACCAGTACCCAGTGTAGCGTCAAAAGAGTCTCGTAGTTCTTCATTCGTAACCTCGATGTCAGGTAGATGCAATGGCTTGTTAGCGTGTAGACTCATCAGGCTCTTGGCTGTCCGCTTGACAGACTCTTCCAAGAACAGCAGGCCAATGTTGTCCTGAGTGTTATTGATGATGTGATACACAATCTCGCGTAAGAACTGAGACTTACCAAGCCCTGATCCAGCCGTGATAGTGACCATCTCTCCAGACCTGATACCGTAGGTTAGGTCATTTAACCCACTGAAAGGGTAGTTTACATCAGACTTTTCCACTGGTTGGTTCACTAAATCCCACAATCCAGCACCATCGATGATTCCATCAGGTGTGTACCGCTCAGACCTCCACCACAGGTCTATGAACTCTTTTTCCTTGTTCTCTTGGACGTACTCACAGGCATCTTTAATACCTGTGCGTCCTTTAAATATCTTGGCTTTAGTTCCAAGTACTTCAGCCACCGCATTAGCAGCTCCTCTGCCCGCATCATCGTTATCAAAACAAATGACGATGTTCTCGAAGGAGTCGAGCCATTCGTAATTCGCCTTAACATCCTGGACTGCATTGCCCGCGCCATTTCTAACAGAAACCACAGGGTACTTAGAACCCAGCATCTGATACGCTGCCGCAGCATCGAACTCACCCTCAGTAATCGTGACATACTTATCTCCCTTGTTAAACAACTGCTGCCCGAACAGGCCACCCTTGTTCCAGTCACCTTCGATGCTGAATCGCTTGTCTTCCATGTTCCTGCGCTTGAAAGCCACCAGCGTCTCTTCCTCGTTGTAGTACGGGAAATAGTAGTAGCCATTCTTGTTACCGATACCGTAGGTCTGACAGGTAGCCCTAGTCAGGTTACGGTCAATCACCTCCTCATAGGACAGATCATGCACATTAGTCACTTTAGTGTTCACCTTGGTTAGTTTCTGTACTGGTTCCTCTGCACTGGCGTTACGCCTTGCTTTCCCACAACTAAAGCACCGACTACCCCATGAGTAGTAGGTCAGGGCATCACTGCTCCCACAATCGGGACAGGGCTGGTGAGCCTTCAATTGGTCAGCCACAGGTTACTCCTTTCTGTTTTTCCTTGTGCATATATTGTATCACATCTGCTAGCACCTTGGCAAGCCCTTGATCCAAGGACAGCCGAGCCACAGCAGAGACAGTGAACCAGTAGTGTGCTTCCTCTTGCATCTCAGCAATAAATCGTTGTTCATCGTCATTCATACTAAAGAGTTCCTTAATAGTTATTAAGAGTATTAAAGATATGATTATTAATAATTATCTTTTAAGTAATAAGTAATAGATACTTGAAAGATTCTTTATAAGTCTATATAGAGATTGTATCATACTTAATAGTCCCTGTCAATATCGAAGTCCAATTGAGAATCAATCTCATCTGAGTAGTCATCCTCATGTGCTAGATCAGCCCTCTCAATAGTCTGTAAGTCATCGCTAACACTAGCAAAGCAATGGTTACAGAGGTCTATAAACTCATCTGTAAAGGCAGACTTCCTAGTAGCCTCAAAGTCTGTAAGGTTTTTATCACAACTTAAGCATCTCAT